TCATTCGTAGCTGGGGATGCATTATCTGCTGGAAACAATATAACTTTAGCTGGTGGATATAATGGTACAGTAGCCAAATCAGTAGCTGTAGATGTTACTGCTTTAGCAGGTACAGGTTTAGAAAATGATAGTAATACCCTTAGAGTTTCGGGATCTAATAACTTAACAGGTGGAAAAATTGTTAAATGGACTGGAGCTGCTTTTGCTGATTCTTTAGTTGCAGAAAATGGAAGCCAGTTAGATTTAGGAAGTGCTTCTTCTACAGTAAGAGTATTAGGTAATTTAAGAGTAGATGGTACAGCTTCATTCCAACATTCAGATAACTTAGAAATTACGGATCCATTTATCTTATTAAATTCAGGTTCAACTTCAGATGATGCTTTTGGTATATTAGGAGCAATTAGTGCCACTCAAGGAATTGGATGGAATTATGGTGGTTCTTCAGACCCAAGATTTACATTTACTACAGGTTCAGTTCTCGCTTCAGGAGGTACTTATGGAACTAAAGTAGGTGCTGCTTCATTATTAGTAAATTCAACTAGTACATCAGAAAACTCTACTTATAAAGCTCAAGATGGTAACTTTTTGATAGATGGTAGTGGTGATATTTATGTATACTTTTAATTAAAAGATATATAATTAAAAAATTAAAAACAATTAAAAAATAGAACTATGGCAGGTTGGAAACAATTTATTTTATCAGGGAGTAGCGCAGAAGTAACATCAGTAAGTTTAGGATCTTTTAATTCAGATGGAACTAATGGTAATATTTCTGCAAGTGCAAAAATATTTGCTAGCTCTAGCGATCCACAAGGGGGAGAAGAAACAGGAGGACAAGCTACAATTGATGTATTATTAAGATTGAATTCAGGAGAATTTGCAGTAACTAGTTCAACAGTATTTACTACTCTTTTTGAGAATAGTTTATCAGCTGGATCTGGTTTACTTGGTGATGATCCTTATAATGGTGCAGCTGCTAGAAGATTTACATTTGATTCTGCATCATTAGCTGGTAATGGTTTAGGAGCAAGTGGTACTAGTTTTGCTATAGGAGCAGGTAATAATATTAATGCTTCAAGTACTGCTATTAGTGTTAATTCAGAATCATTAACTAGACAAGGTGATAATAAAAGTAAGGGATTAACAGCAAATTCAGCACAAGTTCATGGCCCTGCTGCACTTAAAATAGGTTTAAATATAGATAATACTACAATAAAATTTGATGGAGGTGATGCTTTTAAAGTAGCACCTAATCAAACAGGAGGAGCTGATGCTGATGGAGCCTTAACAGACGGTAATGGTATAGAAGATTTTACATTTAATTATGATGGAGCTGCAACAATGAATCTTGATTCAGGTTCATTAGCAGGGGAGGCGCTAACTGCAAAAGGAACTGGAGTTAATGCTAAAAAATTAATGATTGCTAATACAACTTCTAGTTTATTCCTTGATGCACAACCTAAAAGATATTTAACAAAAGCTAAAGTATCTCAAGATGATAATGGAGCTGAATCAACTATATTTGAAGGTTCTCAATTAATTTTTGAAAATCTAACCGGAACTCAATTAAGCCTAAGTGGTTCAACTGCTACTGCTACTGATCATAATGGTACTAATGTTTTTGGAAATTTCCAAGTAGTAGGTTCTTCATCATTTGCACATTCAGCAGATTTCAATGTATCAGAAAAATTTATCTTAGTAAATTCAGGTTCAAGCCCTGCAGCTACAGATGATTTTGGTTATACAGGACAAATATCTTCTACAAAAGCTATTTTCTGGGCATATACAGGTTCTGCTGCTGGTGGTGCCTTTAGATTTGCAAGTGGTAGTGCTGGTGGGGGACAATTAAGTGATTCTAATATTTTTGGAAAAATGAGATTACACCTAGGCAATACCTCAGGAAACCCAAATGGTAATGCTTATAGTACTTTCCATAAACAATCAGGAAATACTATAGTTGATAGTGGTGGTACTGCAGTAGATAGTTTCTATATGTATGTTGAGTAATCAACAAATAAAATTTTACAAGGGCTAAGTTTGTTTACTTAGCCCATTTTATAAAAAAAAAAGTTATGTCTCTAATGGATCAATTAAAAAAACTTACTGAAGAAGAAGAAAAACAAAATATACCTGAAGAAAATAATCAACCTATTATTCCTTCAGAAAATAATTTGGATAAAAAAGAAATTACTATTATATTAAATTTGATAAAAAATACAACGTTTAAAGGAGATAGCTTAGAAACAATGTATAATTTAGTATTAAAATTACAAAACCAATTTTCAAATTTAAAATAAAATGTATAATCAACAGGAATTAAATGTCATGTTACAAGCTTTATTGGACATGAATATAAAGGGATCTGATGCTATTTATATGGCAACCCTTCAGACTAAAATAAATGAAAATATTCAAAAATTAATAACAGCTGAAGAAGAAAAAGAAAGAAAAGCTAAAGAAATTTTAGAAAAATCACCTAAAAAATCTAAAACTAAATAGTTATGGAAAAAAATAATAAACTAACAAAAGAAGAACTTGAAGGTATATATTTAATCCAAAAAGAAAACCAAGAAAATATAAATAATTTGGGTTTAATAGAATTTCAAGTTGGTAAATTAGAACAAGAAAAACAAAACATAATTAATAAAATAGAAGATTTAGAAAATAAATTCCAGGCTAAATTAGAATCCCTAAAAGAAAAGTATGGAGAAATAAATTTAGATCTATCTACAGGAGAATTTACAGAAGCTAAGAAAACCTCAGAGACAGTTACTAAATAATTGCATTTTTAATAACTTCTGTAATATTTATAAACAAAATTAATTTATTATAAAATGGCAGAAGTATTATTATCCCCTGGTGTATTAGCAAGAGAAAACGATCAATCATTTATCTCTGGTCAACCAGTACAAGCAGGAGCAGCTATATTAGGACCCACAGTAAAAGGACCAGTTGGATTACCTACATTAGTTACCTCATATTCAGAATATCAAAGAACTTTTGGAGCAATAGTAGAAAGTGGTAGTGCAGAGTACACTTATTTTACTTCTGTTTCAGCATACAATTATTTCCAACAAGGTGGAGATTCATTATTAGTAACTAGGATAGTATCAGGTTCTTATACTTCCGCAACTAGTACAGCTATTCAAAATGATGTTGAAAATGGAACTTTAGAAGAATTAAACAGTGCAACTAAAAATTCATTTAATATTACAGGAAGTTCAGGTACTAAAACAGGAATTTCAGCTTCAGCTACAACAGGAGCTTCTTTTAATGTTACTGCTTCATTTGTAATAGCAGAATCTGAAAGTATATCTTCAATTACTTTAACTCAAGCAGCTGGTACATTTGCTGTAGGTGATGTAGTTACTTTCCCTTCATCAGCATTAGGAGGAACAGGAGGAT